TGTCATGCCGAGGGCACGCCCTTCGGCACGTTGGGATGGCGCGGCTGCGTCGAACGCCCATGATTCCCTCTCGAGATGCGCCATGGCTCGGCGCATCCAGGCCCGATCCGACCGAACTGGCGCCGCCGCGTCTGGCCGGACTAGAATCGGCACGGTAACCTCTTCTCAAACATGAGAAGTCCGAGGTTACCCATGGATCTCCGAGCTCTTTCCGCCGTGCTGCTTTTGTGCGGCATCGGAGCGGCGCAGGCGCAGACGAGTCAAGCTCAACGTGGTCGGGCCATCGCCGCCAACAATTGCGCCCAATGCCACGCGATCGATCGCACAGGATCGAGTCCCCTGGCCGCTGCTCCAGCGTTTCGTGACCTTCACCACCGGTATCCCGTGTCTCAACTGTCGGAAGCTCTGGCCGAGGGGATCGTGACAGCCCATCCCGCCATGCCCGAATACCGCATGACGCGCTCCCAGATCGCGGATTTCCTCGCCTATCTCAGGACGCTGGAGCGGTGACCTGACTGAGCGTCGCGAGACGCGTCCATGGGGTTTCCCGGGGAGAACAGATCGTCCCCATTCAGCGGCGGGAGGTCGCCGCCATGCCGGAACTCACTGCCTCCACCCGCGAGGCCGCCCGCCGCCTCGGCGTCAGCGACACCGCCATCCACAAGGCCGAACGGGCGGGGCGCATCGCCCGCGAACCGGATGGCCAGTGGGACATCGACAAGACCCGCCGCCGCCTGACTGAGACCGCTGATCCCGCCCGCTCGCCCCTGGCCAGTGGCGCCGGCGCCGACAGCACGCCCTTCGCGCGGCTGAAAGTGGCGCAGCTCGCGCTGAAGGTAGAGGCACAGCGCCTTTCGCTCGACGAGACCAAGCGCCGCCTGGTCGATGTCACCGAGGCCAATGCCGCGCTCGACGAGATCGGCAGCACCATGCGCGACGCACTGCTGAACTGGCCGGCCCGCGTCTCGGGCCTGATCGCCGCCGAGATCAGCGTCGACCCGCATCTCCTGCAGACCATCCTGCAGAGCCACATCAACGACCTGCTGACGGAGGCGGCCGATCGCTTCGATCCAGCAGGCCTCGGAGGGGACGAGACTCCGCAGCCGTGAGCATGTACGCCGCCGCGTGGGCGCGATGCTCCGGCCGCCGCCGCAGCTCACCGTCTCGGAATGGGCCGAGCGGCACCGCATGCTCGGCAGCCGCGCCTCGGCCGAGCCCGGCCCCTGGCGCACCAGCCGCACGCCGTACCTCAAGGACGTGATGGATGCGCTCTCGGCGGTGCATCCCGCCCGCCGCGTCGTGTTCATGAAGGGTGCGCAGGTCGGCGCGACGGAAAGCGGAAACAACTGGCTTGGCTACATCATGCACCACGTGCCGGCACCGGCGCTGGCGGTGCAGCCGACCGTGGAACTCGCCAAGCGCTTCTCGCGCCAGCGCATCGACCCGCTGCTGGAGGAAACGCCAGCGCTGCGGGAGCGGGTTGCTCCGGCCCGTGCCCGCGACAGCGGCAACACCATGCTGTCGAAGGAATTCCCCGGCGGCATCCTGGTTCTGACGGGCGCCAACAGCGCGGTCGGGCTGCGCTCGATGACGGCGCGGTTCCTCTTCCTGGACGAGGTGGACGCCTATCCCGGTGATGTCGCCGGCGAGGGTGATCCCATCGCGCTCGCCGAGGCCCGCGCCCGCACCTTTGGCTGGCGGCGCAAGGCCTTCCTGGTCAGCACGCCCACCATCGCCGGCCGCAGCCGGATCGAGCGAGAGTATCTGGCCTCCGATCAGCGGCGCTTCTTCGTGCCGTGCACGGCCTGCGGGGAGATGCAGTGGCTCCGCTTCGAGCGGCTCATCTGGGCTAAGGGTGCGCCGGAGACAGCGCGGTATCACTGCTCGGCCTGCGACCATCCGATGCAGGAGCACGACAAGACCGCCATGCTCGGCGGCGGGGAGTGGCGCGCGACGGCAGAGGGCCAGGATCCGTACACCATCGGCTTCCATATCTCGGCGCTGTACTCGCCGGTCGGCTGGCTCTCCTGGGAGCAGATCGCCCGCGATTGGGAGGCGGCGCAAGGCAAGCCCGAGGACATCAAGACCTTCAAGAACACCGTCCTCGGCGAGACCTGGCAGGAGCAGGGCGAGGCCCCGGATTGGGAGCGCCTGGTCGAGCGGCGCGAGGACTTTCCGATGGGCGTGGTGCCCACCGGTGCGTTGGTGCTCACCGCCGGCGTGGACGTGCAGGACGATCGCCTGGAATGCGACGTCTGGGGCTGGGCGGAGGGCTTCTCGTCCTGGCTGGTCGATCACGTGGTGATCCCCGGCAGCCCGAGGGATCGCGAGCCCTGGGATGAGTTGGCCCGGGTGCTGGCGCGCGACTGGCCCCGCCAGGGGGGTGGCGCGATGCGCATCGCCCGCCTCTGCGTCGATACCGGCGGCCGGGACACCGCCGCCGTCTATGGCCATCTGCGCCGCCTGCGGGATCCGCGCATCGCGCCGACCAAGGGCATCGATGGCTGGAACCGGGCGCAACCCGTGCTAGGCCCGACGCCGGTGGATGCGCTGGTCAACGGCCAGAAGCTCCGGCGCGGGTTGAAGCTCTGGACCGTGTCGGTCTCCACCTGGAAGGCCGATCTTTATCGCCGGCTCTGGCTGGGCCGCGGCGACGCGGAGGAGCTTCCGCCCGGCTGGGTGCATCTGCCGCGAGCGATCGAGGTCGAATGGGTCAAGCAGCTGGTCGCCGAGCAGCTGCGCACCACGAAGGACCGGCGCGGCTTTGCGCGGCAGGAATGGGCCAAGCTGCGGGAACGGAACGAGGCGCTGGACTGTGCCGTGCTGGCCCGCGCCGCGCTCTGGCTGCTCGGCGCCGATCGGTATGGCGAGCAGTTCTGGGGGCGGCTGCGGGATGAGGCGGCCGATGCCCCGCTGCGGCCCAGCGAACTTCCCGCCGCTGGGAATGTCGCACCCCCCACGCCGTCGCAGCCCGCGCCGGCACAGCTATCCGACACCCAACGCCCGCGGGGCTGGCTCGCGCCACGTAACGGCTGGCTTCGCTGAGAGGAGGACGAGCATGGATCCGACCGTCCTCGCCTGGGCGCTGGCGCAGCCGGCCGGCACCCGCGCCGCCGTGCTGGCCGCCGCCTTCACCGGCGGCACCACGCGCGTGACGTTTGACGGCCGGACGGTTGAGTACCGCTCCCTGGACGAGCTCGGCCGCGCCCTGTCAGTGCTGCACGCGGCGGAGAACGCCGCCGCGCGCCGCCCCAGCGTCACCTTCGCCAGCTTCTCGCGCGAGGGAACCAGGTGATGGGGCGTCTCCGTGAGGCCTGGCACGCGCTGCGCGGCTATGCCGCCGCGCAGGACAGCCGCGCATCGAGCTGGGCGGCCTCGGGGGGCAGCGCCACGGCCGAGGTTGGTGCCGCCGCACCCACGGTGGCACGCCGCGCCCGCGATGCCGTCCGCAACGACCCCTATGCCGCCCGCATCGTCGATCTCTGGACCGGGAATGCGGTGGGTGCCGGCATCACCACCCGATGGCCGGACAAGCCCCACGCCGAGGCCTGGCGCCGCTGGTCCGACAGCACGGCCTGCGACGCCGAGGGCCGGCTCGACCTCTACGGCCTGCAGGCGCTGGTCATGCGCGCCGTGGTGGAGAGCGGCGAATGCTTCGTGCGCCTGCTGCCGGCCGACATCACGCCCGCCAATCCGGTCGGCCTGCGGCTGCAGGTCCTGGAAAGCGACCATCTCGACACGGCGCGGCAGGGCGTCATCGAGGGTGTCCCCACCCTGCAGGGCATCGGGCTCGGCGAGGCCGGCGATCCGGTCGGCTATTGGCTGCACCGCGTCCATCCCGGCGCCTCCTGGGTGCTGCCGGGCGGCGCCACCTGGTTGAGCAGCCAGCGCGTGCCCGCCCGCGACGTGCTGCACATCTACCGCAAGCGCCGGCCGGGCCAGTTGCGCGACGTGTCGTGGCTGGCGCCGGTGCTGACCCGGCTGCGCGATCTCGGCGACTATGAGGCTGCGCTGCTGATGAAGGCCAAGATCGAGGCCTGCCTCGCCGCGGTCGTGTCGGAGGATGGCGACGAGACCATGACCGGCCCAGCATCGGGCCTGCTGCGCGACGCCCAGGGCCGGACGGTCGAGAGCTTCGAGCCGGGGATGATCCTGTATCGCCGCGGCATGGGATCCGTGGAGGTGGTGAACCCGAGTGGTGGTGGGAGCCACGCGGCCTTTGCCCGCCGCGCGCTGGAAGCCTCTGCGGTGGGCACCGGCCTGACCTACGACCAGGTGGCCGGTGATCTCACGCAGGCGAACTACTCCAGCCTGCGCGCGGGAAAAATCGAGTTCCGCCGCCTCTGCGAGCAGGTGCAGTACGGCATGCTCATCCCGATGCTGGTGCGGCCGATCGCCGATCGCTTTCACGCCCAGGGTGCGCTGCTCGGGTTGTGGGGCGCGGAGGTGCCCGACGGCCTGTCGCACGTCCCGCCGGCGCACGAGATGATCGACCCGCTCAAGGACACCACCGCGCTCATCGCGCAGGTCCGCGCGGGCTTCGTGCCGCAGCCAGAGGCGGTCGGCGCCTTCGGCTACGACTTCCGCCAGGTGGTCGAGATGATCCGCGAGGCCAATGCCCTGCTCGACGATGCGGGCCTCTCGCTCGACAGCGATCCGCGCCGCGTCGCCAAGTCCGGCGCCGCGCAGGACGCCGCCCAACTCGCCGCCATCGAGATCGCCGCCACCGGCGCCGCATCGCCCCGTGCTGATGCGTCGGCCGATGCGGGCGCCGCCCCCAATCCAGGAGCCACACCATGATCCCAGGCGGCTACGACTGGGCCGACGACATGCTCCGGGTCAAAAGCATGCGTCGGCGCTTCCGCGACAATTTCGCGGGCGACGTCATCAATCCGACCCGGTGGGAGGTGCTCGCCACCGGCAGCAGCATGACGCTCACCCTCGCCAATGGCAGCGCGCAGATCTCCACCGGCACCACGCTGGATGATGAGCTGGTGCTGCTGAGCCGGCAGAGCTTCATGCTGCCGCTGCGCGCGATGGTCGCGCTCAACCTCAGCCAGCGCATCGCTGGCCAGACCGCCTGGCTCGAGCTGGTCAGCGTCACGCCCGAGACCAGCCAGCCCGACGAGCGCAACATCGTCGCATGGCGGCTGGACGGCATCAGCGCCACGCTCGCGAACTACGAAGTCGGCGGCGATGGCGCCCCGCGGCTCGGCACCGCCTCGGGCGTCACCATCCCCACCACGGCCCCGGCCGGCTGGTCGGTGCTGGAGCTCGAGCCCAACAGCGACGAATGCT